TCTTAAATGCAAAAACAATGTTGAAATTTTTCGCTATAATAAAAAGGAATTGGGCATTTTGTTTCCTGCACGGAATACATTAAACAAGATGTTGCCTATTTTAAAAAAGAAAAAAATAAAAGTCAAAAAGATTTCTGAAGGGGACTCCGAGAGTATTTATGCTTTTAAGGAAAAAGATTTGTCAGAGATTGCTAAAATATTAAATATATTTATTAGGGGCAAGTTTGTTGACCCTATGGACAAAAGAAATCGCAAAAAACTATGATTATGAGGCATTTATTTCGCCTTGTAACAGCCACCAATACAAAGGCAATACCTTTATACCTTTTTGTTTTTAAAACGAAGCCTGGCTAGGTAGAACCCCATTGAACCCCCTGTTTTGAGGGGTAGTTGGGGTGGCCTCTACCTCATATAAAAAGATATTTTAGGGGATGTTTGATAGTGGAGTATTGCAAGGGTGATAAAATTAAATTTGTTGAAGAAAAACAAAGGTATACAGTAAAGGCTGTGTCCGATAGGTATCTGATTTGCACCAAGCCTTTTAATTTGATTAAGCATTGCCTTTATGTGATTGTGGATTTTGGAAGGGTGTGCGTGGCCCAAACAATTTAATTTTTATGGTTCAAGAAGATATAGAAAAGTGTTTGCAGGATTTGATAGATGGCAAGATAGAGGTTTCACGAAGAAACTATTTGCCTTTAAAAATTGAAAAGGAGGAAACGTGATTGGATATAATTGATGGGAGATTAGAGTATAACGATGAAGGGAAGTATGTGATTGCAGATCTGAATTTATCAGATTTATTAGATAAGGTTTATTATGGTAAAAACAACAAAATATCTTTGAGGATTACGAATGGTAACAGTTTGATTTTTCAAGAGAACAGCACACTTTATAAGAATAAAAATAAATATAATTTCTACTCTTACTTTGTGGCAGGAGCCGACTTGGAGACAGCTTTATTTGACAATGTGGGCAAAGAGGTAACTGTGGAAGTGGATGTGGGGAAAGATTATGCCTACTCCACGATGCGCTAAGTGCTTGACAAAGATAAAGGGTAAGGTTGTGCAGGACATTGAGGGCAAATGTTTTTGTAGTGAGTTTTGTCGAAGTGAATGGTGGGCAGAGGAAAGAAAGAGAAATGAAGGATTGTATAATTGGTGGATAGGAGGATGATTCACAAAGGTTGACAAGATATATACTAAAGATAAATACCAGTCGATTGCGCAGAGCGAATTGGAACCTAAACCTTTCTATATCGGAAGCAATTCAAAACGAAGAAATTGTTTCTGTAGGAGAAAACACTTTAATTCGCTTTATTGATAATTTAAATGGCACTATTGTAAGTAATATGCAAGAAAAAGTAAAAAGTATTGAAAAGCAAATCCGGGAAATTAAGTATATGCCTACTACCGTGGGCAATAGAAACAGGATTAAGAATCTTTATAAGCGCAGATATGAAAAGTTATTTATAAAAGACTATGTGGCTATAGTGATTGATAATAACAGAGATTTTAATAGAATTAATAATAATAGTTTTTTTATTAATGGCATAAAGTTTAAAAGACTTTTGGGCACCCCCAGCGGAATCAAGAAGCACACCATATTTTATGTGAATGAAAATATGTATAACGATTTAAATGAGAGAATCGAGAACGGAAGAAAAAAGAAAAAATTAGTTCCTTCCAAGCTTGAATCTTATAAGTCTTTAGTGTGTAGCTCAAGTATGCCCGTTTCTAACCCTGAAGGTATTTTGGTAGTAAAGGATTGCATAACAAAGTTTAAAGCAAATGTAATTACCATAGATGATACTCAATCTGACTTGCCAGTAGTGAAACATGAAAAGGATTATCCTATTGTTTTTGAAGAAAGCGATGGGTACGGATTGATATTGCCCAAGTTGAGCAAAAAGTGGCTTGACGAAATTAGCGGCGAGGATTATGTGCCAGCAGGTTTTTGTGTCCGCAACAGTTTTTGTAAGGGCATGGTATTTACATTTGATTTTCACAAGTTTGGGAAAGAAGTAGCTAATAATTTTATTGTAAAAGATATTTGGGGTTGCGAAAGAGACATCAGGGACATTGATATTATACTTACGGCTTCTATGCTTAAACTTTGGGATTCCTATGATAGCCTTGAGCATTATTTAGAGTGTTGTGAGAAAAATGGATACGCTTTTAGCATAACACAGTGCACTCCGGCGCAACTTGAGAATGAAAGAAATTTAAATTATCAGTTTATACAATCCTTGTATTTGGATGATGCAGGAATAGATGATTTAATTGCGCCTACTGTGCAGGAGATTCATGATGTATTGGGGCTTGATTACCGCAAGAGCATTTTATTTCTTAAAGGCAAAGACATTGATTTCCGAAGAGAAGATAATGACTTTGTAAAAGCTCTAATGGTAGACAAACGGATTATTAACGATCCTTTTGTGCGTAGTAGGATACGCAACATGATACGAAAAAGAATTGACGAAGCTAAAGTTGGCGTGCTGAAGGTGCGGGGTAATTTTTCTATGGTGTCCGGCGATCCTTACAGTTTGTGCCAAAGTATATTCGGTATGAAGGTTACGGGGCTATTAAAAGAAAATGAATTCTATTCTCAATACTGGCAGGACAGAGACGTTGACAAAGTGGCTTGTTTCCGCGCACCAATGACTTGTCACAATAATATTCGTGTATTGAATCTGAAGAGCACAACCGAAATGCAAAAATGGTACAAGTATATGGATACAGTAACTATATTTAATTCCTGGGATACTGCTGCCCATGCTCTTAACGGTATGGACAAAGATGGTGATATGGTTTTAACAACGGATAATGAAACGATTTTAGGGGCTATACGGGAAACAGATGCTATATTTTGTATTCAAAAAAATGCTATCAAAAAGGATTGTACGGAAAAAGATTTAATACGCTCCAATAAAGATGGGTTCGGCGATGAGATAGGGATAACAACAAACCGTATAACTTCTATGTTTGACGTGTTGGCTAATTTTGAAGAAGGTAGCCCTGAATATGAAGAGATAATGAAAAGGATTATGTGTGGGCAAAACTATCAACAAAATGCTATAGATAAAATAAAAGGTATTGTCTATAAGAGGATGCCTAAAGAATGGTACCATTATGGATCTGCAAAGAATAAAAACATTGTTGCTAACAAGAAGCCATATTTTTTCATTTATATTTATCCTCACAGGAAAAGGGCATATCAGAGGTTTGTAAACCAAACAAATTTAAATTGCCTTATGCGATTTGGAATAAGATCAGAGAAATTATTGAGCAAAGAAATAAAAAACGAAGAAGAACGAATATATATAAACAATTACTTTGCAAAAATTCCTGTTTCCGTTAGCAAATCAATAATGAACAAGATTTGTTGGCAAATAGAGAAAGAATTTGATTCTTATAAAAGCAAAAGAGCCATAGATAAATTCAACAGTTGTATTTTGAAAACTAATAAAGGTTATACAAAAGGAAGGTATAATGCTATTAAAGAGTTGTATAGAAAATATATTCAAAAAACGAAACAACACGCTATGCTATCTTCAATAAAGAAGTTGGGTGTAGAAGAGCAGAGAATATATAGGAAAATATTTAAAGAAGAGTTTAAATCTCTTGCTTATACTTTGTGCAATGATGCTGAAGAACTATGTAATATTGTTGTGGATATATGCTACAACAGTAACAAATCGAAACAATTTGTATGGGATATTTGTGGCGATGTAATTATAAGAAACTTATTAAAAAACAATGATTATAAATTTTCTTACCCTGCAATTGATAACGATGGAGATATTGAATTTGGGGGTAATAAATTTTCTATGAAAGGAGGACGGGTAGATGAGATTAGTTTTAAATGAAAAAAAGTTTTTGGATAGGGCATTAAAGCAAGGGGTTGTTGGAAAGAAACCTACAGTAACTTTGATAATATTGGCGAAACATTATTTGAGTATAGGGCAAAACAAGAAACAAGTATTTTCTTCTATAGATAATTTTATGAGCAAAAACCATAAAGGGTACGTGCTTACAAGATGGCAAAAACATATTAATAAAGTGATAAATAATGTTTATAAAAGAAAGAATTATGATTTGCTACAGATTGACAGTGTAAACGTTTACAAAAACGAGTTAGATGTTGTTGCGTCTATCAACAACCCTGATTTAGAAAGGTTGGCGTTTGTGCTATTGGTATATGCCAAAATATTCAACAAGATGTTTGGCAAAGAAAGAAACTGGGTAAATGCTAGCATTAAGGAAATTGCGGAAGATACTCGTTTAGGGATTAGTGATGTTGATTGCGCTTTGATGATACACGATTTATACAATGCAGGATTGGTTCGCCCTTCTAAGGTTGTAGATAGTACGGATGTTAAAGTTTTATTTGCCGATTCGCAAGGTGATATTGAGATTGAAATAACTGACTTTGATAACATTGTTTTATACTACCGGAAACATATTGGGGATAGTATAGGTAATTGCGAAGTATGTGGAAATCTGATTGAATTAACGTCTAGTACTAAAAAATATTGCGAAGATTGTCGTAAAGAAAAGCAATTGCAATGGGACAGAGATTACCAACGAAAGAAGTACTATTCTAACGTTCTCGAGTGACGAGTGCCTTATGTAAACCTTATATGTCTCAAGGGTTTGTTCAATAATTTTTCTATGCTCTTTTATATGGAATATATAACCATACAAAGGAGCCTCAAAATTATTGATCGAGATCACTAAAAAGCAGATGGTTTATCTTATTAAGAAAGGCTATCTTAAACTTGACAAAGGTAAATATGTAGATCTTGTTATTTTAAACAGGCACAAGAAAAGCAAACGTAAAAAAAGATTAGTGCCTAGAACGTATAAAAGGTTTTTGTAGAGGCGTGGCGCAATAGGCAGCGTACCTGCTTTGGGAGCAGGGGGTTAGGGGTTCGATTCCTCTCGCTTCTACCAAGCAGATTTAGTTTAACGGTAAAACAGTTGCCTTGTAAGCATCAGATGATGGTTCGATTCCGTCAATCTGCTCCACTATTATATTTGGAGGAATTGCATGAGCGAAGAAGAAAGAACAAGATATTTTGATATAGGCATTAAATTTCGTGGCGGTGCTTTCCCCGGTGAGACATGGGAATCTCTAAATGAAAGTTATGACAAGCCTTTTACTTCTGGCGAAGCATGGCGCAGTTTTGTACGTAGAGAGCTAAAAAAAAGAAACAAGACTACCCCACTTGTATCTAAACCAAAAAAACAAAGCACCATTGAGCTAAACAAAGATGGGACGCAGACTAGCACCCGTCTTATTGAAATGGCAGAAGAAGATGCGAAGGATGTAAATTTTCTTTTAAAAGCACATGGCTATGATATTGGAACTTGGGAGCTTGTTTCTGCTCGTAATAATATATGGCAAATATATTCTAAAAAAGACAAAGTGCAAACGCTTTATAGTTCTCGTATTATGGTCAAGCCAAGATCCGTTATTTCTTTAGAAGAAGTAAAAAAAGTGTTTGCTGAAATGGATAGGGAGTTTAAGCCAGTTGCCCATAAGCCTACCCGATATGACAAGGATGGCAAAATGCTTGAGCTTAATTTAGCAGACTTACATTTGGGCAAGTTAGCATGGATAGGAGATGCCGGGGAAAATTATGATTATAAAATAGCAAGGGATAGATTTTTTTATGTGATCAATGATGTGCTAACCAGGACAACTCATTACAAGTTTAGTAAAATACTTTTTATATTTTCCAATGACTATTTTCATTTTGATCACACAAATGCGCTCACTTCTGCCGGTACGCAGATGGATGCTGATTTAAGATGGGCAAAACTTTATAAGATTGGCACAGATATGCTTATCAAAGGCATTGATTTGCTTTCTCAACATGCTCCTGTGGAAACATTTTACATAGGCTCTAATCATGATAAGATGACTTCTTATTACGCTGTATGTCATTTGGCTGCTTGGTTTAGAGATAATGAGAATATAAAAGTAGATACAAATGCAATGGCACGTAAGTATGTAGAGTTTGGGAATAATCTAATTGGCTTTACTCATGGAAACACAGAGCGTAAAAATAGGATAGGCAAACTTATGCCTATAGAAGCAAGGGAAGCCTGGGGTCGCACACTTTATCACGAAGTTCATGCAGCACACTTTCATTCAGAGCAAGCTGTGAAAGAGGAAAATGGAATTATTGTAAGGCATATTAGTTCTCCTACTGGCACAGATAATTGGCATTATGAAAAAGGTTTTGTAGGTGCTGTGAAGAAAACTCAAAGTTTCATATGGGATAAGGAAATGGGATTAACAGATATTATACATACCGCTATCCCTTTTAAGGGTGATATGGGATAGATCACCCTTGTAGGGGATATAGAGCTTGCCATGCCTCTTAGCAATGCAGACTAGGGCAGGACAAAATGGGGTTGTCTTTTGAGGCAACCCTTTTATTATGGACAAAAAGGGAGTGATAGTATGAGCAAGGAAAAACAGGGATATTGCAGGATGTGCAAAAAGTATTTGGCAGCATATCAATTTTACAAAACTACTAACCCTATGATTGACAGAAATGGGCTTATGTCAGTTTGCAAAGAACATTGTAACGAATTATATGAACACTATTTTGCGTTATACAATCAGCTTGATATTGCTTTGGAATATACCTGTCGAGATTTGGATGTTAGATTTACTGAAGATGCCTTGGTACACACCAAAGGGCATATAGACAAGTTGATAAAAAGGGGTAGCAAACCCAATAGAATATTTGGCTATTATAAAAGCAAGTTAGAATCTACTGTGCAGGTCAATATTCAAATTGATTCTTTCCGGTACCATGATAGTGATAGGTTTCAAGAAGATGGTTGGCAAGAGTATGATGCTTTTGAAATAACCCCTGAAATGCGTGAGTTTTGGGGAAAGCATCTTTCATCTGAGGACATTGAGTTTCTTGAGGCAGAGAAGCCTCATTGGTTTGATAGATATAAGTGTGACACTCGCGGGGAAGAAATTCTATATAAACAAATATGTTTTCAAATTTTAGACATAGCAAAAGCAAGAGAAAGGGAAGAAGATGCTAAGAAAATAAAAGATATGCTTGATACTTTACAAAAGCTTATGGACTCTGCAAACGTGAAGCCTAAAGATGCCAATGCTTTGCAGGATTCAGAAAACATTGATACATTTGGGATTCGCATTAGGGATATAGAGCTTTACGAACCTGCTGAATACTTCAAGGACAAGGGTTTGTACCATGACTTCAGCAATATAGAAACGTACTTTCGCAATTGGGTAGTGCGTCCTCTTAAAAATCTTCTTAAGGGGACGAGAGACTTCGAGTTAGAGGAAGAAGACGATACAAGTGGCACACTTTAAAAACTTTGAAAATAAATATCGTAAATATGCTCACTCTCCTAATTTAGCAATGCGCCCTAGACGGCAAGTGCTTAAAAACAAAGACTATCTAACAGTAAAAGAAAAGAAGGAAAACTTTAAGAAGTGGGTTACTTTTTTTAGAAAAAATATTCATATTTTTATTGATTGGTATCTTGGTGTAAAACTTCATCCATTTCAAAAGATAGCATTATACCTTATACACATACACCCTTCCTTTATGATTGTGGCAAGTAGGGGATCTTCTAAGTCTTTTATGATTGCCTTGTATTGTATCGCTGTGGCATTGCTTTACCCTGGTTCGTTGATTGTGATAGGTGCTGGCACAAAGAGACAGGCTAATCTAATTATACGAGAAAAAATTAAAAAAGAATTATATAGAAGGCACCCCAATATCGCTAGAGAGATACGTGACATTAAAGATGGTGCAAATGAAGGCGAAGTATATTTTCATAATGGGAGTTCTATTACGGTGGTGCCTGCTTCAGACAATGCAAGAGGATATAGAAGCAATCTTAATATATACGAAGAGTTTAGGCTTATTGACAAACATATTATTGATAGTGTGTTTGCCCCATTTTTATTTAGTAGGCAAGCCCCATATTTAACTCAAGATAAATATAGGCATTTAATAGAACAACCAAAAGAAATATATATATCTTCTGCCTGGTATAAAAATGGTCATTATATGTGGGATAGAATTAAGGTTTATTTTGAAGAGATGATAAATCATTTTGACGAACATAATTCTGGCATCCTATCATTTGATTATTTGTTGACCATACGCCATTTATTGAAAACAAAAGAAACTATAGAGAAGGAAAGAAGAGAAATTGATGAAATAACTTTTATGCTTGAGTATGAGAATATAATGTATGGGGAAAGTGCCAATGCCTTTTTCAAGTATGAGATGTTTAGAAGAAATCAGAAGTTAAGGAAAGCCTTTTATCCCATGAAAAGTTTGGATTTTATTAACAAGAAAAAACCCAAACATGAGATTAAAAAACAGGATGGTGAAATTAGATTAGTTTCTGTAGATATTAGTGCTACTATGGGGGAGACAAGTGACAACTCAGTAATTTCTTGTACAAGACTCTTGCCCTCTAAAAAAGGATACGAAAGACAGGTTTGCTATATGGAAAGTTTTAGAGGTGGTACTCATACAGCTCAGGCATTGAGGATCAAACAAATATTTAATGACTTTAAAGGTGATTATATTGTGCTCGATGCTCTTAATTTAGGCACTTTTATTTATGATGAATTAGGAAATATAACTTTTGACGAAGAAAGAAATACGGAATGGCCTGCTTACATTTATTGCAAGTATAGTGAAAACGATGAGGATTTAGTTGGTAGAACATCCAATCACAGCGGGGTGCCAGTTATCTATGGCTTTAAGGGGTCTGCCCAAAAGAATAGTGATGCGGCGTTGAGTATGCGCGACACACTTCAGAGAGACAAGATTAAGTTCTTGATGGACTCCAATAAAGCAGAAAGATATTTAGAAAGAACAGTTAGAGAATACAAAAATAGCAATAGTCCTGAAGTGCATAATTGGTATGAAATGCCTTACCTAGAAACAACCCTTATGATCAACGAAGTAGTTAACCTGGAATATTCAATTCGGGACGGGAAGGTAAGGTTAGTTGAAAAATCTACGGCACGTAAAGACAGGTATTCTTCTCTTGCCTATATGAATTATTTTGCTGCAATTCTGGAGAAGGATTTAACTGATACTGACTCGGATTATGATTTTGTATTTACTTATAATTAATGAAGGGAGGGAATTATCATCCCAAAAGAAGAACAATCTTCTTTTCCTGTAGAGACAAATGCTTTGAGTGAAACTATGGGCTTCATAGAAGGATTATTTTCTTCTGGCGAATTGAACAGTGAAAGACTTAAGCAATATGTTCAGTCTCCCATGTATCACAATAAAGCAATCCGTAATGTTTGCAAAAGAATGTACAACCTCAATGGTATTTATGGAAGAACAATAGATAAGATGGTTGCCGCCCCCACCTTGGATTATATTGTCATTCCAAATGGAAAAAGAAAAAAAGATATGAAACGGGCTAAAATGGTAGATTATTTTTTAACAAAAATGAATCACAAATTAAGCATTAGGGATGCTTTGTTCGCCGCATTAACAGAAGGAATGTATGTTGCTATTTTGCGGGATACAAAAAACACGAACAAAGATATAGATTTGTCCGGCCTTTTCATTGATAGCCTCGATAAGATTGAGGGATTGGCTATTTCTGTAAATGTCATGCTTCAACCTTTAAATAGGGATTATGTGAAATTTATTGGTTTTATGAATGGCGATTATGTTTGTGCTTTTGATATGCAGTATTTTGATCAATACAAGAAAGGAGGGTTGGTAGCAGAGATCAAAAATTATCCTCCTGACTTTATAAAAGCATACAATCTATATCGCAAAGACAAAAGTAAAAGATGGCACATATTAGATCAAAAAACAACCTTTGCATATAAATACAGATCGAAGTTAGATGAACCTTATGGTAGACCACTTGGGCTGTCGGCATTAAATGATATTTTGTTTTCAGAAGAGTATACTGATGGGCAACGTAGTAATTTGAGAGAGAACTCAAGCACAATAAGATGGATGGAGCAACCTGAAGGAGACAAAAAGGGGCAATGTTCTCTTAACAGTGAGCAACAGACAAATCAATATGAAAATTTTAAGAAGGCTGTTTTCTCTAGTTCCCAATCGGCGAGAAATAAAATTGCTCAAACTACTACGTTAGTAATAGCTCCGGGGACTAAATTGGGAACTCTTGATAGAAATAAAACTTTGATAGAAGATACACTAACAAGAGAGAATATGTCTGCTATTAGTACAGATTTAGGTTTAGCTTCTGCCGCATTGAATGGTGAAGGAGAAGGAGCAAGTTATAGCTCTTTGGCGGTGAATCTTGACTTATTGTTGGCAGAGATTTTTCAGATGCTTGAGCAAATTGAATGGCAGTATACAAAGTTGTTAAATAACTTTCTTGAAATCAAAGAAGAAGAATGGATAGATGTGCATTATTTAAAGACATCTATTCTTAACAGGAAAGAATCGTTTGAAGCTGCCAAGGATTTGTATACCATTGCAGGTGGATCGAGAATGTATTTGTATGCTGTGGGCACAGGCGATTCCAATGCTTATTTAAAATTAATGGAATATGAGAAAGAAATGAATTTTGAAGAGTTGTATCCTCCCCATGTCACTAGTTTTACGACAGGCAAAGACGATGATGATGTAGGGGGCAGACCACCCAAAGACGATGAGGATTTGAAAGATGGTGGACTTAATAAAACTTATGGGGGTAACAAACAGAAGAGAGTGTCTAAAAAGTAAAGGAGGTTTTAGAGATTGGGACGCAATGTATATTGTAGTGACAACGTAGCATATCGGCAATTTGTGTATAACACTTTAAAAGCAATTTTGCAAGAAGTTGGAGATGTAGATATTGGAGAACATATTGCATTTGTGCAGAATACACTTAATGAAATTCTCAGTGGAGTTACTTTAGAGGCAGGAGACATTAGGTATGGTGCGAGTGCTTTTGGTGTTGTAGGGACTTTTACAGAAG